TAGTATATCTAACATTGGAACTTAGCGAAGAACTAGTTAGTATGCGTATCGATAGTATGATTACAGAAATTCCTACTAGAGATATTTTCAAGAATATAGATGAAGTAGAAATGAAGGTCAAAGTTATAGGTAAAAAAGCAGGAACATATCAAGTGAAATACATGCCTAGCGGCAAAACTGCTAACGACATACGCAGTTATATGAAAGAATATGAAATTAAGCTAGGACGTAAAATAGATATATTGCTTGTAGATTACTTGGATCTTCTTATGCCGCACAGTAGAAAAATATCGGCAGAAAACTTGTTTGTAAAAGACAAATATGTAAGTGAAGAACTACGTAATTTAGCTATGGAAAAACAATGTGTACTGGTAACCGCAGCACAGTTAAATCGTGGCGCAGTAGAAGAAGTGGAATACGATCATAGTCATATCTCAGGTGGACTTAGTAAGATACAGACAGCAGACAATGTGTTTGGTATCTTTACTAGTCGTGCCATGCGAGAACGCGGTAAGTATCAAATACAATTAATGAAAACTCGCAGTAGTAGTGGTGTAGGTATGAAAATAGACCTTGACTTTGATATTGACACATTGAGGATTACTGATCCAGGTGAAGAAGGACAAACTGAAAACGAACAGGCAACAACACGTAGTAGTACTATTCTTAATAATCTACAACGAAATAGCACTATAAGTACCGACCCTACTGAAGGCAAATCTGCTCCAAAAGGTGTACAAGTTGAAAGTACTAAATTAAGACAACTGCTAAATAATTTCAACACCGATGATATATGATTGCCTTAAATCAACCCTTTCAACTGTTAACAGAAACTGAATGCGCCGACTTTATTTCTAGAGCTCGAACTTTAGAGATGGTAAAAGGACAAACCTATACTAATCAAACTCATGTAAGAACTAATGATATAATATGGTTCAGTTTCACTGAAGATGAACGTAATAGATTCTGGGAACTGGTAAAAGACTACTGGGATCAAGTTCACTGGTACGAACATCCTGTACAAATAAGCATTTATAAACCTGGACAATACTACGATTGGCATACCGACGATAAACCTAATCGTAGAAGATCAAGTATAAGACATTTAACTTTAACCTGTAACTTACAATGTGCTCCAGGAGCATTATTTGAAACTAGACTTAACTCACACGATTTAAAATTAGGCGAAGCTATAATAATTCCAAGTGAATCGGAACATAGAGCCTGTGCTCCTACAGAAGGCGAAAGATGGAGCTTGACTATTTGGTATATGAAAAAGAGAAATGCAGCTGAAACTGAATCTTGATTACGATCAACGAATTTATAATCAATACCGTTTGCCATTAGTAGATACTAACCTAGTAAATACCGACTCTACTAAAGATTACATGACACGTAGATATCAACAACTATCTAACTTTAATCTTCCATACAAATCTTACACTCATTATGATGAACCCAGAACAGATCTTACTAATCTAGAAGCAGGATGTACTTATTACGAATTAAAAGAATTTTATGAAAAATTTAATGTATTACATTCTGTAATAGTACCAGCAGACGATGTGTTATTAGTAAAGGGTACTACTAATGCACAGACTATTAATAGATGGAGTGGGTATACAGTCTGTATTAATTGGTACATCAATAACTGGGGAACTATCTATCAATACTATAAAAACGATAATTTGATAGATCAATTTAGACCAGACGATCATAGTTTATGGGCCATAGATCTAGAGCAAGATTATAAAATTATTAATAAAGACTATCAAGACGAATCTAGAATTTTTATAAGCTATCTATACAAAAATACTTCTCTAAATCAAGTATTGGCAGATTGGTCTAGTCATTATAAATAAATTTATGATAGAACCAGAATACTACCGTGCGTGGTTCGATGTTATAGACCACAGCAAACAAAAATACGGTTGGCCAATACCTACATATATAGAGCAATATATGTGTGCTATCCTGGCAAACTATACCGATAAACCAGATTGGCAACCTGAATCTACTTGGGCAGAAACACTGTTACAATTACAATCTGCTCAAGCGGCAAAGGTATTAGGCGATCAGGCTTTTTTCGCTGCTGCTGTTTTTCCTACAATGCTAAACAAAAAAGGCATTAATGAACAGTACTTTCACAGTATAGGAAAAACCAGCTACAATCGTGCTGTTAAAATAAACGCAGCACTTTTTAACACCATGAGCCAGCATTTTAGCTTCTTGGCTCAATGTCTACAGCAATGTCTACGCGATAATCCCCAAATAGAATGGCATAAACAGTAAATACTTAGAGCGAACAATTTGGAGCGAGTATGTTGGTACGGTGTAATGATCCGGGAGCGAAACCGTGGATCCGTTAACACTCTTCGCCCTAGCTAATGGGGCTGTCAAACTTGTAAAAGAAGGATGTAAACTTTACAAGGATATCAAAGGAGCAGCAGGGGATATCAAGGATGTCCTCAAAGATCTGGACGATCAATTTCATACTAAATTCAAGGATCATGCTCCTACTGTAGCCGAGAAAAATCAGTACATAGCTGAAAAAAATCGTATAATAGAGTTAAACAAACAGTCAGGAGATACAACTAACATTTATACAGAGATAGGACAGCAATTAGGAACCTATTACGATAACTACTACAAATGTCTAGCAGTATTTGAAGAAGAGGAACGCAGAAGTAAAACTGAAGTATATCACGGTGAGGCTAGTTTGGGTAAACGTGCTTTACAACGTGTTCTACTAAAAAAACAGTTGCAGGCTATGGCCGATGAACTACGTGAACTAATGGTTTATCAAAGTCCACCAGAACTAGGAGCATTGTGGACCGAAGTAGAAGCTATGATGAAAACAGTGGGCAAAGAACAAGCCGGCGCTATAAAATTAGAAATGGAACGTAATAGACAACAGGCTAAAATTAAGGCTCGTAGAAAAAAACGTATTATTTATAAAACATTGTGTTGGACATCAAGTAGTATAGGAATACTATACATAATTTGGTTAATATGGGCAGTAGTACAGATACGTATAGAAACTAATCCTGAACTAGGTACTTGTCTACTACCTAAAGGCCAGTGGCCCTATGAACACTATAATAATTTAAAGTGGGTAGACTGCGAAGCCAATAAATACCTTGAGGAGAAATAAATGATAAACCTATTATATGTATTATGTGCCTTTGCTCTAGTAGGTGTTCTGATATGGCTTACTGAACAACCTAGTAATCATGACTGAAGAAAACGACGCCGAAAAAGCATTAGCTAAAATGAAAAAGGAAATGGCTAAGAAAAAAGCCAAACTGACAGTGCCTGCTGATTTCTTAGATAATGCCAAGAGCTATGATGACAAACTTACGTTAGTGAAAATACTCAGCGAGAAAGAAAAAAATCGTGTGGTTCTAATGTTTAAAAAAATGATACAAGCAGGTATGGAGGAATCTAATAAAAAGAAAGGACTAAAATAATGTTTGATATTGGCGATTTTTTTCTACTATTACTTGTATGCGGCTTGATTTTCTATCTACTCAAAAACACTGATTACGGTAATCACGATTAAATATACGATGCGAATATTAGAAGTTATCCAAGAATACGACGCCACTGATCAACGTATACGTTATCGTAAACAGAACTACGATTATACTACACTTAAACGTGCTCAGAACCGTAAGGACCCTAACTATGACCCAGATTTGGATAGTGCTCCTGACAGTGAACGACCTAGTCGACAGCTGGACAAAACTGTAAAAAAAGGTGATGGCCCAGGTTGGTACAGCGGCGGACAGACTAATCCACGTGATCCACATGAGTTTGTAAAGAAACCACATCTTACTACCTTAATGGATCAAGATGCTTACTATACATACGTTAAGGAAATACGTGATCTAAAACGAGAAGGATATCACAACCCATTCTTTCCACAGGTTTATAATATAGATATCACACAGGATCCTAAGGGTAATCAGCGTCCACGCTATCGTATAGAAAAACTACAGAGGGGTGAAGATTTCAGTTTCGAAGCACTATTAGGCTTGTACGAACGTTTGTTCTACGACGAATTTGATCAGCGCGAGCTAGAAGGCGTTAGTAATCGATCATATGCAGTGTGGCGTGAAATAGCTAGACAAGTTGATCGTGCTGTGGAACATAGTAACTATACTAATATTAGAGATGATCAACTAGAAGAAGCATTACTGCTAATTAATCGTATCATACAGGAAAATCCAGAATGGAATGTAGATCTGCACATGAACAATATACGTGTGAGAGGCAGTAGAACGGGTCCACAGCTGGTACTTATGGATCCAATCAGTGATGGCGGTGCTAGTATTCCAGCTGCCAAAGATATCATGTACGGACCTAAAATGCGCAGTAAGCTTACACCTCCTCCACCGCCCAATGAATAGCCCGCAGGGCGCGACTCCAATACTCGCGCAGCGCACAGCGCAGCAGTCCCGGTAAATAATTTTTTGAAAGGTAATACATGAAATTTCCCAAAGAACCCACAGCATTTAAAGAATGCTTTTATCAACCTGAATGGTACGCTAAAGACTTTTTCTATAGCCCGGACGGTATTCAAGAATTCCCAAATCATCATTGTAAACTTACTTGGGAAATTAGCAAACCCTGGATTAAAAATACCAGAAACGCTATA